TTCGTGAGCTTCTGGTTTGCGAAAAAGTTTTCATCCACTTTCAGTCGTTCACGCTCTGCTTTCTCTAGGTCTTCACGAAATGGCGTTGTGAACTCCTGAGCCTGTCCAAGCATCTCCTGCTCGCGCTGTCTGTAACCTTCTATTTGCCTGTCCAAGTCTTGCTTCTGCTGTTCGAGCATCGAGTCGTAGCGCTGTCGCTCGGTCTGTAGCGTGTCTTGGGAGGTTTGCAGGTATTCCTCTTGCACTGTCTCTGCCGTCGTAGCGGGCACTTGTGGCGTGCGTACCGGGGTCACTTCATCTGCTGGTACAGGGTTTTGTGTTTTGCTGAGCTTGCCCTGTATTTCACCAAGAGAGGAGTACCCAAGCGCGCGTGCAGCACGGTTAGCCGCCTGCACGTCGTAGTTAGCCTGCTGTGTTGGTTGTGCAGTTGGTTGTGCAGTTGGTTGTGCAGTTGGTGCCGTCTGACTGCGCGGCTTCATTATGTTTTGAGCAAACTGCTGCCTGCTTTGCGGCTTATTGAGTAGTCCTGTGCTGTAGTTTGTTAGTGGCATATTATTATTATACTACACGCTTATCCTTGCGCTGTTTGTTTTTGTTTTTTTTGTCCTTATTTTGCTTATGCACAGTATGCTTCGGCAATTTAAGTTTTTCTAGAGTGAGTTGTATCATGTTATTCTTACATCATTGCCGCTGCGCCAAAGCCTATTCGTACCTCCTGGGTCACTTGTCGGCAGGTCTGCATAAATACCGCCATCACCGTCAATCACAAGTGTCTGCTTATACTCGCCATTGTATGCACTACCAATGTAAACACCACCACCCTCTGATGCCGTAATTAGGACGAATGTGCCGTCTGATACTCCGTACTGCTTCCCTCCCCTCACCGAAACCTGTGGTATAGCACCATCAAACTCACCATCTTCTATAACAGTCATGTTGACTGTACCGTTTTGCACAGCGCCTTCCTTACTGTCGTCTTGGTTGGCGGTCATCTCGATATAGTTGGTATTTGGATATTCACCAGTGCCCTCGCGCCCAACAAATACATAGTTGTGTTTCGAGTGTTCGTATGCCTCCTTGTTGAAATACATCTCATACACATTATCGCTTGGAGCAACAGCGCCAATACGGTTACGCATGATGAGGTTTTTTTTGAGCTTTATCTCCTGGGAGGCATCCATCTTTTGTGCGTGTTGCAAATACGCAAAACCTCGGCGTCGCATCTGCCGTCCTTTGTCTATGCTTTTGCGTTCTACTGTAATCATACTAGCGTTGGTCACGAGCGCTCATGCGATAGCCAAAACTCTCTATCTCTGGCGCGTCATTATCTGAAACCGTAAAGTCGTAGCGAAGTTGTAGTGCAGACACGTCTTTCATAGTCTCTCTTGCGGAAAGCTGTTGCAGCTTTTCATCTGATCGTGTTGTGAGCGTCTGGAAGCTTCCACCGTGGTTTGTTTTTGCCTTTATAGTCACATTTGTGTCTGTGGGCAGTGAATAGTAGTCTACCCATGCTTCTTGCAAAGTCTTTAGCACGCTACGCGCGTCGAGCGGTGTCAATATAGGCGTTTCAATATATGCATTCGTGTACTTATTGCTCCAATCTAACTTGTCTACACCTTGGGAGCTTGCCGTTTTCCATGCCACATACAGGTTTGCGCCTTGCACAACGATTGCGCCGATTGTTACACCATCGAACACATCGGGAGAGATAGGGAAGTCCAGGGACATCGTGGGGTCATAGTCCTTGCTGTACTTGCCAAGGCCGTAGACACCTTGCAGTGTTGGGTTCCCGGTCACATTAGACACACCAAAGACAGGAATGCCCATGTGGAAGGCTACAGCGTTGCGGTATATTGTGGCTTTCTTTGTCGGAGACCACTCGCCAGGGATGCGTGAGAATGGGAGTAACTTCTCTCCATCGTAGAAATAGATACGACCGTATTCTCCAGCGCTTACATATACGAAATTGTCGTCGCGGATGAAGCCGTTGATGCCGTACTCGTCAACTGTATCATCTGCGGAAAAGCCGCTGTTCTCTGTGTCCCACCTAAGAACACGAGACTTGTTCACGTTGTCTGCCTTTGTGCCTACCAAAAGGTCAACGTCGAACGGCTCAAGAGAGGATATGTACTCTGGATCACGAAGTCGCAGTGCGCTTGTTTGCGTGTATGCGCCACCACCTACTGTATGCACCATTGCACTGTCTCTACCTAGGGTGTTTGTGTCGTCTAGTATCTCTGTTTCAGAAGACGTGTGCGTTGCTGTTTGTGATCGAGTGAATGCTACTAGTGTGTGATATGGGAAGTCCGTAGGGCTGATCGCCGAGTTATCTGGAATATACGCAGTAATACTGGTGTGCGTTTGATTATTTGGAAACTTGAAGGCAAACGGGTCACCGTCTTGGTATGCACCATTAAACACATACGCATGAACAACAAGGTGCGTGTCAATGTCACTTAGTGTAACTGAGAGCGTTCCAGTTGTTACATTTGGGTTTGCAAGGTAAAGGACAGTGGTTCGCATGTAGAGATTTGGTGGACCGAAGCTGAAATTATATGCCTGACTATAAGAAACAGTAAGTGGGTCGCCGTCGAATGATGCAGCTGTCACTGTTTCAGGTGCTGCGCCATCTGTCCTCCACGTACTCACAACCACCGCAAGCAGCCTATCAGCTCCTGGTTCAACAGTTAGGCTTGCCGAAATGCCGCCTCCAACAGAAGCGCTCCATCGTTCTGCACTTTGGTATTCTGCAAACTTGTATATGTTGCTTGGGCGCAACAATAGGCTTATGCAGAGCGAAAATACAGACGAACTGAATGATACGGTTGCATCCGTTGGAGGATACGGGTCGATAACAGGCGTTTCCACCTTACCAATGTTCGCACCGTCGCCAATGAAAAGCTGTAGGTTCTGAATAGCCATAGGGTGTTCGCGCACGCCCTCACGGAACTCTCCAAAGTTTTGCTGTATCGAGTCTGCCCACGTTCCATTGATCGCCGATACTCGTATCTTGTGTAGCCACTTCTCTGTTGCCCAATACACATCCCCATCGTACTCATGTGCGCCTGTGCAAGCAGCATCACCATCTGTTGGAGCAGTCGTATGCACAAGGGTGAACGTGCCGCTCACCTCACGCCATATCTTCCCGCTCTCACTTGAAAACCATAGTGTGCTGCCGTCTGAGACTGCGAGCGCTTCTTTACATAGCTCTGTAACTACGGTACTCGATGCTTTTGCAAGCTTCTGCTGCACCTTCGTAAGACCAGGGGTCGAGCGATAGTCAATACCCACCAAACGATAGGCGCTGCCCTGAACGCCAGCAAACTTGCTGTCACTTAATCCTTGTATGCCGTTGGGGAAAACTTGCATGGTCTATTGCATGAAATAGGTTCCGTATCCTCGGTTGCTCTTTTTAAGGTCTAGGGTCTGCACCCCGTCCTGTTCGCGCGTTGCGTAAAACTCCAACACCTCTTGGTCGAGCTGCTGTATTGCGTTCTGTACCGCTTTCAGTTGGTTGTTTAACTCGTTGGTTGCACATGCGTCTTGTGCTGGTAACAGAGACACGTAGCGATGGAAGATGGATGCAAAACCTGGGGCTTTGTTCGTGTCGTCGGTCGTGAAGTAGTTGCTACCTTTCTGATAGGTTACTTCCACGCCGCCAGTTGCTGCATAGTCAGGAATTGGCACCGGGAAGATGCCGGGACCTAGTTTGTCGTATAACTCCGGGTTGCCTGTTTCTGCCAGGTCATCGTCTGAAAAGTGGCTTCTGTCCTTGGGGGTAAGCGTAATCCAGTTCCCCTCACGGTTCTTCATCCTCACGCGTGATATGCGAAGGTGCTCATCTGCGAGCACATAGTTGTCCTGTCCTGCTACAAGGTCTTGTACGTCGATTGGGTACTCTGAGTGGTTAGCGTCATGGTGCTGCCAGCGTCCATCTACCTGGTATATCTTGCGGAGAGTCCTGTCAAGCGCGAAGTTAGCTAGCCGCACATACTCCTCAAACACAGCTATGCTGTCTGTGAACTTCGTCCAGAACAGGTAATCGTGATACAAGCTGATTGCTGTGTTTGAGTCGTAGCGCAGATACATACTATTTGTAGTACAAGATGTCTAATGTGGCGTCAGAGCTTTGGCGGATCGCTTTGAATGCGCTGAGCTGCTCAGTGCCGTGAAGCTCTAGCTCACCATTTGCTGCTACAGGGTAGCCAACGGTTGCTGTTGGGTTTACCCCGTCGTCCCTATAACGGATTGCGTTCGTGGCTACCTTGCACACTGCTCGTGTCGTTCCTGCCGGTACAGTAAGTGCAACTGCGGTACTAGATACCGCAAGCTGTTGGTAGCCGTTTGGCTTGGTGTCATAGGGGTATGTTCCTACGATGCTCATACTATGCAGGGTCTACAACTAGGTAATTGATCTTCAGCGTGCCGTTCAATGCCTGTGACGATGCATGCTTGTTTGCAACGGTAATCACAAGGCTACCAGCCGAAGGCGTAACACGTACCACCATCGGGGTGCCTTGTGTGTTCGTACCATCGGTGACGCTTGCCATAACGATGGAGTCTGCTGCCACCTCGCTGTTCGTAAGGGTGAGAGTGTACAGCGCGTTCTGAGCAGTCGTGAGCGCTTCTGTGGTAATGGTACCTGCTTTCTTGTTCAGGGTTGCTGCACCCGAGGATGCTGTAGCGGTGCCGGCGCTGCGGTAGCGCAATGCCTCTACGTCTACAGGTCGGTTAAATACTTTATTCATGTTTATTGTCTTAGTTACTAAGAGGGCTTTCGCCGCTTACCTCTTATGGGCGGGGTAGGAGGCTGTTCCCCCTACTCCACCCACAAGGGGTGAAGTGAAGTGCTAGGCACTCCAGTGTGATACCGAGAGCGGAAGGTGGCAGGACACAAGCGAACCGTCCTTGAACATCTTGGCTCCTACGCCGATGATGCCCTTGGTAAGGTCTGCAAAGCCCTTCTCCTTGTCGGTAGTGGTCTGCTCCATGAACTGCATGACCATATCAACCGCACCACGGATCATGAACACTGCGTCTTGCTTCTGAGCGCTCCAAACATTAGTCGCTGCGGTGAAGGTTTCACCAACAACAATGTCGCCATAGCCAGTGAACGCCATTGCTTCAACGCTTGTGCAGCGAACACGTCGCTTGTTGCGGATGATGAATGCTGAAACGTTGTCCATGTCGCCATACGTGCTGCCAGCACCAGCGGTGCCTTCAACATACGACTTGGTGTTGGCGCGGGTTGCGGCCACGTTAGCACCGATCAGGATTTCGTTTTCTGCCCCGGTAAGCGCAGCAACGTACTCAGCTTCTACGCCCATGATAGTGATGGTATCGCCAGCGCTAGGGTTGGTGTCCATCGTGAGCGTTGCGCTCCAAGGGATGTTGTTGTTCTCGACAACCGTCCAGCCCTTCCATGAGCCTACGATGCCGTTTGCGAGCGTGCTGTCGCCGAGGCCAGTCTCACGCTCTGCCTTTGCGCGGCGAAGCATTGCGGTGGTGCGAGGACCAACAACAAGTGCGCGTGAAGCGGTGTCGGTCGGTGCATCGAAGCTGCCGAGCTTGCCGTTTGCCTCCTCGATAATCTCAAGGACATTGGTCGGGGTCATCTCGAACGCGGTGCCGCCGTTAATTTTGTGATATGCACCACTGAACTTGCTGGTGAATACCTGCTCAACGCGGTTGATAAGACCCTTGCGGATTGCCTGGCCCGAGTGTGCAACGAGGTCGTAAGGGGTTTGGTTGCTTTCGGTAATATCAACAACCTCCGCAGCATACGGGAAGGTATCAACCTCTAGAGTCTGCTTTTCGGCAGTCTTCTGCTTGAAGGTGATATCCGTGTGTGCGGTGTAGTCACCAATATCAGGCTGCGACAGGATTGGTCGATGAGCCTTGCGTCCATTGGTGCTAATGACGCTTTCAAGCGTCTGGTTTGCTAGGTATAGAGCTGATGTGGTGGTGTACAGGTCGTTCTGTAAGTCACCCCAAAACTCTGCGCGTGCGTCGTTCATGTTTTGAGTTGGTTAGACGCATCGAGAGGGCTACGCTTTGTTGTTGCGTCGCGCTGCTTTTGCTTCTTCCCATGCCTTGCGCCCTTCTTCGGTTGAAAAGTCGAAGTCTGCGGGGTTAAGTGGTTTGCTTGGGTCGTAGCTTGCTGCGCTGCCTTTCTTTGCGCCGTTCTCAGCTGCCTCTGCTATTTTGCGTGTCTGTTCCTCCCGTTCCACCAAGTGTTTGATGTATGGGTCTTGTGCTGCTTTTCGCACCGACGTGCCTTCCAGTCGAGATATTCGCTTTATTTGCTCTTTTACCTCGTCTGAATACTCTAGCTCGTCCAAATCACGCTGTTCGAACTCTTGCTTTACCTGCTCCAGGGCTTCTTTTTTGAAACTTTCAAGGTCTGTATCGCCTTTTGGTTCCTTCCCTTTAGCTTTCTGCTCCGCCTTCTCTGCGCGGATGCGGTAATTTTCTGCAAGCTCGTTTGCTTTAGCTAGCTGACTTTTAATATCTTCGGATGAGCCGTCGCCCTCTCCCTCATTTAAGGCATCAAGGGGTGCCGTGTTGTTTTCGTCTTCCATAGTAGTTTTTAGGGGTATCTACGCCCCAGACGATAAGTATTAAATTGCGCTCACGGCGCAAGCAAGAGGGTTTCCCCTACTTGCACAACGAACGCTTCTTGTCTTTACTTGCGAACTCCTTTGCAAGCTCCTCGAACTTCGCTCCATGCACCTCTTTGGTGTATTCACGAATTACGTTGCCGTATTTGTCAAGGACGGCCACCTTTTCTGCTTTTGCTTCTGCCATAATTAACTTGGTTACTACTAAATTATACCACACTACTCGACACCGTATTTCTTTGCCGTATTCGCCTTGCGTTCTTCCGCATCTGCGTAAATGAATGGGGCGAACAGGTCTTTTACCACAGTGATAGCTCGCTTCCTGGCATACGTTTCGACCGCTACTGCTTGCGGGTCTACTAGGTCGGGCAGGTCTTCCACGGTATCCAGACGGTCAATCGCCCGCAACACATCGGACATGAACGCTTTGAAGTCTGGGTCTTGTTTCAATCTATCCTTGTTCATGCTTCAGTGCTTTTAAGACACGCTCTAGGTGTTCTTTGATAACTTGATGCTGTTCGTGCTGCATCGCTTCCACCTTTGCGTTCATTTCCTGTTTGATCGACGCTACCTCTTCTTGCACCTTGGGCGGTTGGTCTACCAGGTTCCATGTCTGGATGCTTGCTGATAGTTGTTCGATCTCTTTGATTGGGTCTATCATACGCCGTGCTTTTGTTTTTGCTTCTCCACCTTCTCTTTTTCTTTCAGTTGCTGCTCACGCTCCTCTTGCAGCTCTGCGTTCGTCATTACCTCATACATTTCCCCTATCTCTCGCCTCAGTTGCTCCTTTGTTCCATCGCTCATACTGTCTCAGGTACCTCTGTCTCTATCTCAGGCGCTTGGTTCGGGGTGTTCTGTGGCTGCTGCTGTTGGGTCTTAGGTGGTACTGGAATGCCGCGTGCTGCGTAGATGTAGTCCATAATGTAATCGCGCCGTCCAGGGTCTTGCTCATACGGTAGCATCTGGATTGCTGTGCGCTGTTCGTCGATACTGTAGTTCTCACCAGCGATAGTGACGTTCAGTCGTGGCAATACCCCCTCCCATATCTTTTTCACGTTCTGGATTGCGGGGTCTTCACGTTCGAGTTCAGCCATTTTCGCGGTCTTTAGCTCCATCGCAATCTCTGGTGTGTGTGGGCCGATGCGTGCGAGGTTCTTTTGATACCAATGGTCTGCAATCAAGCGACGAAACTCTCGCAGCATTTCAGTGTCCCCAGTTACACGAATGATGTCTTTACCTTTCATGTCTCGAACGAACGTAGGCAATACGAAGTCTTTGAACGCGCCAGAATACGCGATAGCGAGCTTCTGGCGTAGGAATGCGTAGTATTTGGTCGCGTTGGTGTCCATGAGGTCGCCTAGCTGGAACGGTGTCCCGCTTGGCACCTGTCCGCCCTGTACCACCTCGAAGCTGTTTGCTATCTTGTCGGCGTCTTCGTTCAACCTATTCCAATCAGCCACAAGTTGGTCGAAGCCTTGCATCCTCACCTCCACCTGTTGCAGGTCTGCGCTCTTGATTAGAGCACCATTGTCTAGTGCAGTACGCACGTTCTGAAGTGTTCGCACGTCCGTGTGGCGGAATAGCACCTTTGCTGCCCACTCCAAGCCCCGAGCTAGTTGGTTCCCGATGTCGTTCGCACGAACCTGGTGATCCATGAGCAATTCATACATACCTTCTCTCCACCACCTGCCCTTGTATGCGCCGAAGTGAGCCTCGCGGTAGTAATCACGCATGGTCTGGCCGTCGGGGAACTGTTCAGCAAACAGAACGCGCTCCTTACCACTCCCTGCACCGATACCGGCAACGATGACACGTGCATATACATACTTGTCTTCTCTACCTCCGCTCCTGCCCTGTGCTTTGCGTAGCATTTTCTCGCTTATCTCACCCGTGCGGCGGAATAGCTCATAGAGTGGTGTACTGCTCTCCTCTTCCTTGCTCTTTTCAGTGCGCTTGTAGTATTTATTCCCACAGTGCTTGATAACGTCGTCTACGTTGTCATAACCGCCTTCACGTAGCTCTGATTGCGTGAGGTAGAAGCGCTCGATGATTGCAGTTTGTTCGATTGTCTTTGCGAGCGGGTTTGTGATGAACGTATTGTCTGGGTCCCACAATTCGTATCCGTCCTTGCAACGTCTGAGTAAGACATTTCCATCCGCACAAAACATTTCAACCGCGTCCTTTAGTTCCTCCGCACGTCCAGTCTCCCACATCCACTCGTTCATAGCGAGCTTGCCTACATAGACAGCCGGGAAGTCTTTGATCGGTGAGCGTGAGAATAGCGTTACATGCTTAGTGTCTATACGAATATTCTTTACCGCGCTATTGACTCGCGGTTGGATGATGTCGAACCAGTGTTCGTACTCTCCTGTGTCCGTTATCTTACCTGTTGGGTAATGGCGGTTCTTAAAATTAGCGATGCGTCGCTTTAATTTGTATTCGCTGTACTCGATGCCGTCTGCAATCTCGACGGTCTTGTTGGAGTAGTCGTTAACTTCTGCTTTGATGATATCAGCAATGTCTTTCATATTGAAAATTATACCACACCGTATCTATTCTTGATGTGGTCTACGTGTTTGCGCTCTGTGTATAAGTCCCGCATAGCGTTCATTCCAGTATCTGCATACTTGTGCATTTGCCACGCAATCACAACGGCGGTTAATAAGTCGAAGTGCCGGGTGATAAGCCCTGCGCTTGTCTCCGTCAGGTCGTTGTTTGTGTACGCTTTCATTTCTTTCAAAACGTCTGCATCTAGTATGGTTATCAGCCCGTCGTTGTAGTCGGTGCGAAAGTCCATAAACATCGTTGTTTTGCTGACGTGCGTTGTGTACCACCCTTTGCGTGATGTAACTGGTTTGCCCACCCTCATGTCTTGATGCTCTCGATACATGTTAGGGTATTCTTTTCCTGTAGTCACCACAATACCTCCGCACCTGTTGTTGGTTTCGGGTGCCCACAAGCAGTTCCCAAACTCTGCGCCAACCCTCATGCATTCATGGGCGTGTAGATCTGGAGCAATTGTGTTGCTTGCCTGTGTCGCAACAAGTAGAGAGTCATTAAAGTCGAACACGGCCATAGTATTAGCGTCTTGGCCTATTCCTTCTGAGTGGTCACTGCCCAATCCATAGCGGTGATTAGGTTTATACGTTCCCCAGTATCGAACACCTGCGCTTTCCCTGTCTGGTTTGGTAGTGTTTTTCATGTCTGCCTCAATGCGCTGAACATCGAAAAACTTATCCACTGCTCTGTTTGGGTCGCACATGTAATCACCCCACCAATCAAGAGAGTTCTTTTTCAATTCTTCTACCTTGTCTTTCGTAATGGCAGACCATGCAGGGTTCCCTTCTTCGTCTAGTATCGGCGTGATGTGTTCAACGCTCGCTCGTTGTTTTAGCCACTCAACAGCCCCGGTGTCGCTGATATAGTTTGCATTTGCATACCAGTTGCCGTTCATGGAAAGGCCGGTGATCGCTTCGTCGATGCGCTCTATAATCCCTTGCGTTTGCACTGCGCTCGATACTGTTTCTCGGTCTTCTATATCCTCGAATAAAACCCAATCAGGACGGTATGCATCCTGGAGGTGTCCTCGCTGTGTTTGCCCTACCGTACCACTTGCCAGTTTCCTGCCGTCTTTTGTTGTAAAGCTCGCCATTGTTGTCTCCCGCTTCTTTTCGTCTTGCTTTTCAAATACGTCACCAAATATGTCTCTGGTCTCTATGATCAAGTTGTAAATATCAGTTACAAGCTGGCGTGAGTTCTTGCCGTCTTTTGAAAGCACTTTGATGTACTTCTTTCGCTGTGAGTTGTCGCACAGAATTACAAACGCAACGAACAGCTTTAGTAGTGCCGTCTTTGCTGCACCACGGAACGCTATCTCCATAACATTCTCTCCACGCACATAACTAGCAACGAGGTTGCGTGCTGTCTCTTCGTGAAATGGTGCCGATGGTTTTGTAAAGTATCGGACAAACAGTGCGCGTGAGAATATCTTGAACTTCTTTACTATCTTCTCATCTGGAGTGTCCGTATCAAAAGAGAACAGCATGACTTTTTCTTCCGCCGTGCCGTTAGTACAGATATGCTTGATGTATTCTTTAGATTTCATCGAGTGCCTTCTCGATTTTGAGTGTTACCTCTTTCGGGACAGTATCAAGGTCGTTATCGTTTGTGGTTATGTCCTGTCTATCCTTCCAACCATAGTTGTTTTTGAGGTTGAATATAATACCTGTGACATTGTTTCCATGCAGCTTTGTTTCTAGCTGCACCTCTATTCGTTGCTTGGCCTTTTTTAACGAACCAAAAAACTCATCTCGCTTATCATAGTTTCGCAATGTTTCTGTGTCCACGTCAAGGTGTAGTGCAAGACCTGCTACCGTATACGGCTTACGATCTCCGTTCTTTTCGGCATTCTCGCTGTTCTCTGCATCTATAGCATCAAAGTAGCTGTCTATTGCAGCTTGCAAAGTTTTCTTTGTTTTATATTTTAGTGGTCGCCCTCCTGCCATATTTATGAAATTATCTCCACCCAATCCACGTTCGTCGTATTGATCATAACAAGTCTGCC